CAGCGCGTTTAATTTGTATGTGTATCTGTTTTCATCAATCAAAGCACCGGCAACCATAGTATCAATAATATCGCCCTTTACATCTATGCCATATGCACGCAACCATCCAACATCGTATTGTGCATTGTGAAATATCTTGGTGCAGGGTAAAGCACACACATCGTGCATATATTTGAGCACTTGTTCTTTAATCAAATTACCACCACCAAAATGACCAAAAGGATAATAAGCTTGATAACCTTCTGTCGCAACAGCAAAACCTATAATCTCACCTTTACCTAACGCCCAACCTGCCCCTAAACCATTACTAATACCATCATCTCTTGTTTCTAAATCAATAGCAATTTCATTTGCCTGACTTAAATCTTTATACTCTGATGGACTAGACCATATGTGTTGTTTGAAATTAAAAGTAAGTTGTAGGCTAGTCATAGTCTCGTTCTTTTATCATCTCAAGATAATGGATTGCTTTATCTATATCTTTTTTACCACCGCCACCTTCTTGATTATGTCGTGATGTATATTTAATAACATTACCTTCAGGAAACTTTAAGTTGTTTACTAAAATAAATTGACCGGGTTGTATATGAAAATTTTTATAATGTTTACTGCCTTTCTTCCATACATCGTCTTCTTGAACAGTTTCGTAAAATGTTTTCCATAAATCACCAAACTTATTTAAATCATCAGAATCAAGCTGATCCTTATACTTTTTAAAAAATCTTGAAAGCATATTAGCAATATCACTTTTCATAATAACCACTCTGTATTTCTTTTAATAATTGTAAATAAGTTAACTCGTTTTTGTCCTCTAAAAACTCTATCGTAAGCATCATTCTTATACCATCATAGTTCAATACCATATGTTCTTTTTGATTATTTAGTAAAAATCTTGTGCCTGGATAGTATTGTAATTCTGTTACCGAATGTTGGACATCAGCTTGGTTTCTAAAAAAAGTATAAGATGTGTTAGGTGTAGCAATCATAGAGTTTACGCAAACACCCCTATTAGAATCAGTATGCCAGTTATATATTGTTTTATTTTCCATTTTAAGAACACCCGCTTTGTATTTATGTTTCCCATATAACCATATGTAAAAATCATCCATAAAAAGTATGTCAAGTGGTATAGGTGTTGCTGTAAAATTAAAATAAGGTATCCACTCTGTTTGAGGGTTAAATACAATGTCATGTAATCGTGGACTGTAAAATTGTCCAACTTTTAATTCTTCAAAATAAGGGCTCATCTTTTCTCCTGTAAGTATACAAAGTAATCCGTGCCTATTGGATAGTTATATTTATAGTCTGTGGATAAAATATGTAAAGTGTTTTTTGCTCTTGTAACCCCTGTGTAGTACACTCGCTTTTCATCAGATTGTTCCTCAACATTCTTATTTTTAAAAGCAGAAGGCCAATTTGTTTTTGAATATATTAATACATTATCAGCTTCACCACCCTTAACAGAGTGTATTGTATCAATAACTATTTGTGGTTCAGTATTCAATTGTTTTTGACCATATCGTTTTAATAATCTAATAAAATATGTCACTTGTTCTGGTTTAAAATTACGCTGCAATATTTCCCACCAAGGTTTGCTTTGAGCTGCATCGGGTAGATCTAAACCACACCACTCTTTCAAACCCTTAAAATCATACTCTTGATAATCAGGTAAATCACTCCAAAACTTGTCACGCCTATAGCTTAAGTCTTTGAGTTGACGAATGTATTTAAACATCGTTTCAGCTCTCTTTTTGTCAATCTTTTTACCTTTGGAAATTTGCGTCCAAGCTCGTATGGCCGCCCACTGTGAGCTGTCAAACGATCGGGTTCCTTTATTGTCGCCATAATATAGTCCTGCGTCTTTAGCACTCATTCTAAGTTCATTAACTGTTGTGTTAACTCTACCCAGAATATACCAAGTTCCTGGCAGTTTTCCAACAGGTATTTCATTAAAGCTCAAATACCGCTTGACTACACCATCTTTTTCTAACGCCTCATATTCTTTTTCTACGCTATCTAATATACCCCTTCTTATTATTTGTGAGAAATGATGTATAGCTTCACCAAAGCGTCTTGTTTTTCTAAGCACTACTTTACGACCAGGAAAATATGTTGTGAAATATTTAGGGTCAGCCCCATTCCACCTGTAGATACCCTGATCATCATCACCGGCAAGATAAATTCGTTTAGCTTTATCTGCCATTTTGTATAACACTGACCATTGTAGTGGTGTAAAGTCTTGAGCTTCATCTAATATCAAAACCTCTAATGGTGGAAAATCAACTTCATCAATAGTTCTTTCTATCATGTCCGTAAAATCAATAAAGGATTTTTTCTTATATCTCTCGTAAGTATCAATCTTCCGTAAAAATATATCAAGGCTATCTCGTTTATAAGATTCTTGTTTGTAAATGATCCGTGGATCTTGAAGCGTGTTCCGTGCTTTATCATACACTCCTAATGACCAATCTTTATAAGTAAAATTATCATCAGATAGACGCGCGTCAGATGTTTTAATTATGCTAGCCTGCAAAGCATAGTCAAGCATACAGTTTTTTGGATCAAACACCTCTTCCTCAAAGTACCTACGACAATACTTATGTAATGTTTTAAATCTTTGAAAGTCATCAGTAGTATATTGAGTAAATGTCGCAAGAGCCCTGTCCCGTGCTGTATCAACCGCTTTGTTTGTAAAAGAAATAAAGGCTATATCTTTAGGATGCACACCTTTATTAAGATGTCCCTTTAAAACCTTTTCAATTAAAGTATGTGTCTTACCTGTTCCAGGTGGACCAAATATCTTAATTGTTTTCTTGTGTATTCTCCGATGCTTTTGGAGATCTAAATTTATCTGTGTGGTAACTGTCATCCATTTCACTCGTTGTTTCTTTTGGTTTTGTTCTTATTGCTTGATGATTTACAAACTCAGGCATTTCAACAGACCAAATGTTTTTTTCACCTTCGTGGTAATCCTTTCTCTTACAGTTTAATAATCGTAATGCATCTGCAGTTGTATTAAACACCCTAGCTGCATTCTTTTTTAAAAATTTATCTAAGGTTAGTTTCTTAAAATAACATAAATTAGACTTACTGTCTAAAACCACATACCCGTCTTTAAGTTTATCAAACTTATCTTGTTCAATATGTGATTCAAAAAAGTTTTTCAATACAGAGTATCTCTCTTCTTCTAATGTATCAGAATACATATGTTCAACACTTTCTTCAGCTTGATCAACAATACCCTTCATCAATAACTCAAACGGACTTGGACCTTTTCTTGGTTTAGGTAAAGTCAACCAGTACACTTTGTGTTTAAGAAGTCTTACTCTAAAAGATTTTTCGTCCTTCATATCCTCCGGAGTGACTGTAATGTGTTGACCTTTATAATCAAACATATACCAAATATTTTTTGTATCTTGGATATATTTTACATTATCAAATTGATCAATTATATCAGGAATAGAATCACCAATACCTAAGCTTCTTGTTTTACACAAATCTTTATTGCAAATAGGTTGATATTCCGGATGTTTTGGTGGACATTGAAAAGTGTAACCACCTTTAGATACAGACTTTGCCAGCGCTATGACCTCAGATGCAGGTAGAGGACTAGTAAATATTTGATTGTTTCTGTTGATAGCAATTTGTTCAAGTTGCTGTACAGATAAAGACTGATCTTTTTTTGCTTCAAGAACTAACACATTAAATAAAAAATTATTTCTGTTGTTACCACTCCAGCCCTCTTGTATTAACTTTTGAACACAAGGCGGGTATTTTGACCATTGTGATTCTGCCTCATATTCTCCAACTTTTAAATCATAAAAGTCCTCAGGTTTTATAATCTTTTGATTTACTAGTTCAATAAATCTACCAACTAACACAGGTGTATTGTTGTCATCAAAAGCAAACTCCATTGAAGCGTTTACATTATGGTAAGGCATATTTACAGCCTTATTACAGGGGAAAATTTCTTGTGCTAAAAAGAATTGATTATTTATCTCTGATAGTTTTTTTAATACTTGTTTATTATCGGCTAAATCATTAAAGAATACAAATATATGTAAGCCACCCGATTTTGATTTTACAGGTATAAAAGGTAATTTATATTTTTTAATAATTTCAACATACTTTTTTTCAGAATAACTTTTGTAATTACTAGGATCTACATCAATACAAGCCCATCTACATTTATCCTCTATTTCAGGCTTTAGTCCAAGTCGGAGCTTTCCTTCTAAATGCAGTTTCCATATGTCGCTGGTCACTGGTTCGTGGACAGTGGTATATGAAGCAGACTTCTTGCCTCTCTCATCGTCCTCTCCCGTAAGAGAGGACTTGAGATAACGGCTAGTGTCTCCTTTGAAAAGATCAAAGAGTTCTTGATGCATCTAAAAAGGAGTGTCTTCTTCTTTTTCTTCTGCTTGACTCTCTTGTGGTTTACCAGAATCAAACTCTACTTTACCAAAAATATCAGACTCCATCGCATTTTGATAGAAATCCTTAGTTAACTCAAGGGTTTTCTGATTTTCTGGTTTATTTAAAAAAGAGTCAAAAGTAATTGACCAACCTGGCCATGTGCCCTTACTGTTAGATTCTTGAACTGATTTTAACAAATACACAGTAGCCCACGAAGGTGGAGTAAAAAAGCCTTTTTTACCCTCTAATCTTCTACTTTGTATCATAGAATTCCAAAGTTTAGATTTTTTCTTTTGTGTTGATTTCATCGTAATTAACGCCTGTTCAACAGGTTTATAATTTTTGTCAAGAATATAAACAAAATGATTACCTGTATCTTCAACATAATTACCATTGTCTAATCTATCCTTGCCATCATCACCTCTTGATGCTTGGCGTAAGATTGATTGATCTCTATGTATTTGAATAGGTCTACCCGGACTTGCACCTCTATCTGCCCACTCGTTAAATGTATTTACATAAAGACAAGGCACTGCCAAAAGACCCTCAGATCCTCTATATAATCGCCCTGTAATTTCATTATAAATATCGCCCACTTTAGCGTTTTCATTATACTTCGCATCTTGTGGATTAGTAAATGGTGAATTTGCACCTATAAGTTTTAGGATCGGTAACTTCGTATCTCTAGCTGTGACATACTCAGATCCCTGACCTGCAAACTCTTCAAGTGCTGAAACTGCACCGACTGCTTGTTTTTTTTTCATTGCGATTTCATTCATTAGTTTTTCTCCTTTTCTTTAATGATTGTTTTGTTAGCAACATATACTCCAAAAAGATCCATAGGAATGTCTTGACCATTTTGTATTTGCTCTTTTGCAAATGCTTTTAAGGTTTGTGGTTCCACTTTTGCTTTTTGAATTACATTATGTCCTTTACTTTGAAGATCTTCAAAGACTGCCATAGCAGTTTTATCTTCATCTTTACCAAAAGTAAGAGTGACATTATTTTTTATTAAACTCCCAAACCCTTTCTCACGAAGCCAATTATAAGCCTCATCTTGTCTGGATACAGGAATTTTTGCAGCATACATAGGTTTCACTTCAACGGATTCTCCGTTTTTAAGTTTCAACATAGATATGCCAGCTTGCTGCATTAAGTTAGGAATTTCTTGTTCAGAATACAAACGCTGTTCTTCATTTAGCGATTTAAGATTTGCTTCACATTTCTTTATTTGATTCTGAAGTTCCAATAACTTATTGCAAAGAATGATGATGTCTTCAGTGACACCAGGTTCTACCTTGATACGGGTAGATTCTGCTTCTAAGTCCA